CCCTCCATCTCAGTCGTGAGGGAGGCGAACACCCGGCGGTACAGGTTAACGGCTGCCTGGTAGATGCCCTCACGCCAGGCGTGGGTGCGGTTCACAACGCCAAACATCTGGATGCGGGCGGGGTTCTCCTCGGTGCTGCCGTCAATCTTGCATAGTACCTCGTTGCGCTCCCAGGTGCGCTCGTCATAGTATTCAATGATCACCGCGTCCGGGCTGTCCTCGTCATACAGGATGTGGGTTGTCTCAAAGGAGCCGCGAATGATGTTGCGTGGGGTCATGACGCCCCGGGTGATCTCATGGGCCTCGTCACGCACGAATGAGACTTTGCCAGCAATCAGGAGGGGCTGTGCGCGCCCAACCATGAGGGACTGTACAAGGGAGGTCCACAGCGTCTGCTTGCGGTCGAACACAGCGTCAAACTTGTCTCCCCGGGTGGTCCACTTGTCGGCGAGGGAGAGCAGCGCCTGGAGGTCAATGCGGCTGTCCGGGAGCCCGGCCCCATATATGTCGTTGCGGAGGATGTCAGCAGCCGCCCAGGCAGGGTTCCGGGTCGCCTGGTTGGCGGACCAGGTGGTGCCGTCCCAGACCGGGACCTTGGCTGTCTGGATGGTGTTGAAGCGCCGGGAGGACTGGTCAGTGAGCTGGTTGGTGGCCCTCATGACCACCGCCATCAGGGTCACGTCATCGAACGTGTTGTTATCTGGGATGAAGGCCCGAAGGCTGCCCCACTGGACGTCATTCGCATAGCGGGTGTCGGCTCGCTTGTTGGTGAGCCTGCGGAGGCGGACCTCATAGCGCCCGAGTGTGAGGTCATAGGTGCGCGTGACACGCTGCGGCGTGGGCGTCTTTTTGGTGTGCTCATAGTCCTCCAGCGTCACCCAGGAGCCAGTTGGGTCACCAGCACCATCAATGGCCCGGGCCTGGACACGGACGCTGAGGGAGAGGTTGGTGAGGTCCCCCTCGTCATTGGCGTAGTACAGCCCACGGGGGTAGATGATGTCCACCTGGAGCTTGTCGGTGTCGCGGTCGGCTGGGTTGGCCGTGAACGGCCCGATCCAGCTGATGGTGTTCAGGTTCACCGCCTCGCCAGTGGTGGTGCCGAGGTCCCCGTCAACCTCCACCCACTCTCCCGTCCCGGACGTGCCCACCACGGTATAGGTCCCGTCCACGGCAGCGGAGCCGGTGATCACCAACTCATCACCCACAGCAATGTAGTCCAGCTTCTCATCCTGGTCGGCTGTAGACATGGTGACGCGGGCCGTGGCAAAGTCAACAGTGCGCTCAGCGTCGATGCAGAGGGCCTCCTGGCCGCCCACCTCCACGGAGGTCAGGACGGCTGCGGGGAACAGGGTCACGCCCCCGCCGGGCGGGATGATCTCCATTTGGACGTCAGAGAAGGAGGCGGAGAAGCCGTCAACGCTGTCCCACAGGGTCGTGTCCTCAATTCGGACCTCCTCCACGTCGTACTCCCCAACCCCGAGGCAGAACAGTTGGTACAGGAACTGGTCATTGCCCTCATAGGTCGCATATGGCTGAGACGCAAAGTCAGGGTAAATGATGTGGCGTCCATAGAGCCGGGGAATTGGCTCCAGGAGCCGTGCACTGTTCCCCTGGGCGCTGAGGGAGTAGGTGGGCGAAGCTGAGATGGGGTCCCGCGCCCCGGGCGTCTCCGGCGGGAGCAGGGCGTTGATCAGAAAGGAGCCAGCGATGACGAGGCCAGCGCTGATTAGGGAGATGCCGATTGCTGAGGTGATGCCCAGGGCACCCCCGATGATGGGGGCAACAATCGGGGCAATCACGGAAAGGGCGATGAGCGCCACGGCCCGCAACAGCTTCTTTGCTCCGCCGCCCTGAGGCATGACGACAAATTGAACGTTGTCTGTGACCAGAACGCTGCGGTCCCAGTCGCAGCGGAGGAGGGGCTCACCGTTGAACACGCAAACCACAGGCCGGTCCTGCGGAGCAAGGCGCTCATAGTGTGACCACACGCTCTCCCCCGGGCGCATCTCAGAGCGCTCCAGGAAGCTCAGCGGGGTGGTCAGCTCAACCGATCCATTCATTGTATGTAAACCTCCTCCAGCCAGCTGCCTGCAGCGTTGCGATCCTGTCGAAGCAGACGCCAGCCGGGTTCTGGGAGTGTAGTATGCCGCCCCCATCAACGTCAAGGTACACGCCCACGTGGTAGGGGTGACGCCCAGAGGACATCTCAACGAGGCGTCCATGGGCTGGGCCGTCAACGCGGGTCCAGCTCATCCGGGCCTTTGTGGTCGCAATCTCCCGCATGACGGTGCGAACGTCCTCAGCGTTGATGCGTATGTCCGGGAGCTGGCGCAGGAACAGCCGCCCCTGGACGGCCTGGGCTATGCCCCAACAGTCGTATGCGTCTGGGCCGTTTGCGCCGCTTTTCCACGGGAGCCCTATCAGACTGTTGACAAACTCCTGCTCATCCTGGGTCACTGGACAAGCCCCTGGAACTCGCTGGGCCGGTACAGCTTCTTGGGGAAGCTCTTGTTAACCAGATCGCTGAACTGGGCCGTGCCGGTCACCCGCCCGAGGTTTGACTTGACCTCCCGGAGGGTTAGGCCCCCGAGGATGAACTGCGGTTCAGTGAGGTCGCTGGCGATGTACTCCCTGTAAGTGAGGTCCATGGGGGCCTTGAGCCCGATTGCCTCGTCAAGGTGCTCCATCACGAGGCGGGTCACGTTGTCCAGCTCAACCTCAACGGTGGGCAGGCTCCCCTCCTTCTGGTCCGGGAGGGTGAGGCTGAACATACAGGCCTGGAAGAACACCACCTGACCGGCCTGGACGGGGGCGTCAGCCTCCAGCCCAAGGAAGTGTCCCTCAACGTCCTCTCCCTCAACAACGTAGTCATCCCCGTAGTCCATGACCACCCGGATTGACGTGTCAGCGAAGGCCGGGTGGCGCAGCTCCAGCGTGTGGAGGATGACCTCATCAGTTGGGGCGGAGGCGTATGCCTCCTGGAGGGCTGCTGTCCAGATGTCGTCAGGGTCAGCCATCAGTAGGTCCTCTCAAGCCACTTCTCGAATGTTTCAGAACGGTCCACTGTATCGCCGGAGAGGAAGCGACGCAACGTCCAATTGCTGTTTTGACTCATTACCACAGCTTGACTTTCCCCAACGGCGATGAAGTGGTTGTTGCTGAATATGAAGTCGTTGCCACCCCCGTAGCTGTCCATGGGATTCAAGCCACCAACAATCGCGTTCAACTCCATCGAAACGGTCTGCTTGTCAATGGTCCAGGTTGCTCCTGTGTCTGTCGTGCGGAGGAACGTGTCTGTAAAATCGAGCTGAAATACAAAGCCGTTGGGGTTCATATAGGTCTGTCGAGCTATAGCAGTCAAATTGCCGCCCCCTGACCATGCGAAGCCCCGCAGGCTGTTCATAGTGCCGGTGGTGCGTGTTGTCCAGTTTGATCCATTGTCGGTGCTTGTTCTCAACTTACCAATATCGCCACCGATCAAGAACGTGCTTCCAACAAAGTAGGCTGTGCGCCAAGTTGAAGTGTCAACAGTTGATTCGCTCCAAACGTCTCCATCAGAAGATGTTATGACGCGCCCCTCTGCGCCGCAGGCGACCCAGGATGTGCCGGGACGGTCGCACGCAACCCCGTACAAATCCCGAGTGGTGTCAGGCGTCGTTGCCTCGCTCCACGTCAGGCCGTAGTCGTCAGACAACACAACTGTGCCGCTGTCTCCCACCGCCACCAAAACTGTTCCCGCGTCATTTGCCCACACAGCGCGTAGATGCTCTGAGGTGAGGGCAGCACCTACAACCACCCAGTTGGCTCCGCTTGTATCGGAACGCATGATCAATCCATCGTTACCGACAGCGATGAAGTGTGTAGCGCTGCCCGCCGAGTTGGTGAATGCCGTGACCGCGTTGAGGTGGCTTGTGGGCGTCCCCAACACTGACCAATCTCTCATCGTTGCTGTGCCGGACGTGGTGCCAACAATCTTGTCACCAACGGCGATGTACCTGCGAGGTTGGCGGGCAGAGCCTGCGTGAAACACGCCGCTGAATATATCATCGCCCGGTTTGTAGACACCGTACTTCAATGTCACGCCGTTCTCGTCATACGAGGCAATCGCCTTTTCCCGTGAAATACAGATCGCCCTTGCGTCGGCATCGAACGTCCCAAGCGGTGTGTCAGTTGTACCTAGAACGCAAGTGGGGGATACTCCAACAAGCAGACAGTCCCTGACGCGGAGGTCCGATATTGTGTTACCACGAACCAGTTTTGAGGGCGCTTCTGTAGGGTTGATGAGGGTGCAACGCTCTAACCAAAAACGGTTCAGCGTGGCGTTATTTGCCCATGCAATCAGGTTGGTGCTCCCAGCAACGGGTTCCGTGACGTGAACCAGCTTTGTATCGTAAATCTCCATTGGTCCAAAGCTGGCTGACGTGAAAAACATTCCGATAGACCTGAACTCAATCTCGCTGTCCCGAATTTCAAGGGAGCCAGAACTTGATGACGTCAATATTCTGCCGCCGTCCCCTGTTCCACCTGAGCCGCCCTTGGCGTCAATGTTCCGCAGAAGGGCAGCCCCGTTGTTAGACACGCTCACCAAGCTGTTGAAGTTGCGCGCTTTGAACCCGTCAACGTGAACAGACTCAACTTCATCGAAGTTGATGCAGGTGTTTACATTGTACGCGGCACAGTCGCGCAGGAATGTATTCAAACGTCGATGAACACCAACCGTCTGACCGTGCTGATAAAAGGCTGTGCCGTTCAGGCTCTCGCCTACAGCAGTACACCTTGTGTATATTGCGTCTGGTTGAAGGCTGGTTGGGTTGCTGTGGAAGAACGCGCCGCCTATATAGGCTGGATTGTCTCCAATTGACAAAACATCAGTGTATTGAGGCGTAGAGGGAAGGCCACCATGGCGGGCCAACCGCTCCAGTGATCCACCCTCCATTGCACCTGAAAACCCGTCATGGTGAAAGCCGTTCTGAATACGAATATCACGATACAGCGCGGAACTTGAAATCACAAACTCACGCTTGTATGCCTCGTAAACTTTGCCGTTGCTGTTGGGATTGCCGCCGTCAGAGGCGTGAATGTGGTATGTTTTTGAACCAGCTGACCAACCAGCGGTATAACTGCCTGGCCCGAGGAAGAAGAATGTTCCAGGTGTTGCTTTGACCGCTGCGATTGCCGCCGCGTCGTTTCCAATTCCAGCATCACCAACCTTGACTTCTGTCAATCTGCGGTTGTCTTCCCAAACGCCGGGATAGGCCCGATCTTCAGCACCAGCCGGCAAGGTGATTGTGAAAGTGTATGCTGGACCACCATCATTGAGGGTGAAACTTGTCACCAAATCTTGCGCGCTTATCACTGGACGCATCCCGCGCCCATAGGGTTCAAGTGTGACACCGGCCACAAACGCCGCTGTTTCACGCCACAATCCCCCGCGCTTCAGCAGCACCATGTCCCCGGCTCCTGCCAACACGGCTGCCCGCGTGAGGGTGAGGACTGGAGAGGCTGGACTGTTCCCCGGGTTGGCGTCATCGCCAGCCGGGTCCACGTACCAGACGCCCGATTGCGGGCGGAACACCATGGCCCACTGGGCTGGGTTGAAAGTCCCGGTGGTGGTGAAGGGAAGGGCAGAGGGCAGCGCAGAGTAAATCGCACCAAGGTACGACACGGTGAAGGAGCCGTCCCCCGGAGTAAGCCCAGTGGTGAAGTCAACAGGGGCCTGGAGGAAGCCGCCCCTGATCTGTCTGTAGAGGTTGGCCACCGAAGGAACAACCTCGTTGTCCGTCACAACCGTTTCGGTGTCTCCGCCGTTGGTGATCCGGTCAAAGCGTCCCATGTTGTTGGTCAGCTTGTCAATGTTCGCTTGAATTTCTGCTGCTGTTGCCATCTTAGTAATCCTCCGCCACGCTGGGCCAGTCTGTGTTTACAATCACTTGCAGGGGGTCCGCAAATCCCCCAAAGGCGAACTCTACACCATACTCCCCGATCACCCAGGCGGCAGCCGGGTCCAGCACAGTAATCCGTTTCAGCTCCAACTTAGCGGATATTTTCACGTGGCGATAGCCCGCGTCAGACATGGATGGGGGCTCCGTGAACCTCACCGTGTTTGTCTGGTATGTATCCCCTGTGTAGACAGGGAGGTCAAACCAGGCTGTGCCGCTCAGGAGGTCCTCTTGGTAGAACGTCTTGAACACCTCATATTCAGAGGAGGTAAAGACAATGGTAAAGCTGGCAGAAGCGAGCTGCCTTGTGAACCTGCGACGCATCCGCGCCGGACCATTGTCAAACTCTGACCGGAGCTGCGCCTCAGACTGGCGGAACTGAAGTGAGGACCTCTCAGCAAGGTAATTCAGAGTTGTGGGCCATACAGGCGTCGTCATGTCTTGTTCCCCGCTGCTGGGTTGAGCCCATAGCGGCGCTCAATCGCCCGGTTGAGGTCGGTGCCGCCCCGGGAGATGTCTGATGCGGCCGCAGAGCGGGAGCGGTTGATGAACACGTCAACGATCCGGGAGCCGTCTGCGCCCTTGCGCTCCTCCACGTCTGCCTCGCCCTCTCCGCCCATGACGTTCACCTGGACGTTCTGCTCCACCTTCTGTCCGCCCTGGCGGTCAATCTCCCCGGGCCGGGTGACGCTCACGCGTTCCCCGGGCGAGGCCATGAAGTTGACGGGGGTGCTGTCCACAGCCCCGGAGTTGCCCGGGACAGTGAAGCCCCCAGCCGTTGCGAAGCCCAGGCCGGTCTGCCCAACGGTGCCAGTGCCGCCGGTCGCAAACCCGAACATGCCTGCCCAATCAACCGCCCCGAGGGCACTGGCCAGCGGCCCCAAGATCTGTTGCTGGAGCATGAGGCGCACGAGGTCCTCAATCATGCTGTCCACCATCGCGCTGAAGTCCAGCTTGCCGGTCTTGACAAAATCCACCAAGGCGTCCTCCATCCCCCCGAAGGCGTTGGTGATGAGGTTCTCAATCTGGGCGGCCGCATCCTCAGCGTCCCGGGCAATCTTGAGGAATGCCCGCTCCATGCCCGCCCCCAGGGTGGTCTGGGTGTCGAGGAACTCAATGCGCA